GACTCATAAACGCATTGAAGAGCTTGCATACGAAATCAAGAAGTTCCTTATCAAGCATGAGATGTGGATTGATGTGCGAATCTACTTCAACGGCAAAGCTCTGAGCACCGATGACGGTAATAACAATTACGCTTATAATGACTCTAATGTTGACTACATTATTGAGGATGTTAAACCGAATGACTACTTTGAGTATGTTGGCGATAACATCCTATGCATGAGTTTCGAGGGGCCGTTTTATGAATTGCTCAATGGATATGTTCCGTATTCTTACTATGACAAGGTTGAGGGCGAGTTTCGCAATATTCTGTCTAAGTACGGTCTGTACTACGAGCTTGGTAATCCGTGGAACCTCTCCGTAGTGATAAGTTAGGAGGCAGCTATGCATAAAGACTGGTGTGGTAAACCATGTGCCGATTGTGAAAATCCGTGTACACTGGATGAATCTATGCCTTGCAGTCCAGATTGCGAGGCTCTTGGAGAAAATGGTGAATGTATATCAAATGAGTGCAAAATCTGCGATGCCATGACGAAACAAGAATAAACATATGCGGGGTTGGCGGAATGGCAGACGCAGCAGGCTCAAACCCTGCAGTTATTTGACATAAGGGTTCAAGTCCCTTACCCCGCACCAACATAACTCTCTTAAATAAGAGGTGAAAAAGTAATGCAAGATATGTCATTATGGGCGGCAGAGTTCGATACATCGCTACTGATGACTCAAGATGTTGTCATATACTGTCCGAGCGAATCCCTTGCAGACGAGCTTATGGTCTTGCTTGAAGAACATGGAGTGCAGTGGAGCGGCAATAAGCCTCCAACATCAAACAAGCATTGGGGAGAGTATGAATATCAGTGTTATTATATTTCATCCAGAGGAAGTATGCTATACGGGCCACCGGATTCTACTGATGATGACGAATGGCGTTATTATATCAAATGTACGTTTTATGGGTCGCAAGATGACGAATTTGAGGTCGCAGACGATGAAAGCCTATTGAGCTTTTTAGGTATAAAGTAATTTTTTGGAGGTTTGTGATGATATTTTGGGGTTGCATACTACTGTTTATTCTTGTAGCGCTCGTTTGCTATATATGCGACAAAAACTATGCCGAAATTTCTACGGTTCTAAGCGGCGTCATTGCAGCTTTGCTCGGAATTTGTATCTGCATAATGTTGATTTGCATTATCGTTGAGAATGTGAATGTCGAAGGAAGCATAGAGTCGTTAAATCAGGAACGCGAAGTTTTGTCTTACCAACTCGACAATGATGTTTATGCCAACGATAATGATATTGGCAAGCAGAAATTATACGAAGATATCACAAGGTGGAATGCAAATTTGGCATACGCTAAGAATGCACAAAGGGATTTTTGGGTCGGTATCTTTTACGCAAACATATATGACGAGATTGATTATATATATATCCCATCTGTAGAAAGTAGGTGAAGAAATGAGACTCTTATATAAACCGGATAACATTGTCTATGAAATATTCGACATTACATATGATAATGTCGGATTCCCGCAATTCCTGTTCTATCGACAGGGTCAGTGGCTCAGAAAAAGCGCCACAGAGTTTACGGATGACTTCGAGTTTGATTGTGGGGGTGCTGGTATGGATGCGCTTGAAAGTCTTCCTGTTTCTCTTACAATAAGAGATTGCAACGGCAAAAGAAGCACCTTTGTATTTGATTCATCGGCGGCGGTATTAAAGGAAGCCGATGATTTGATTTTCGATGACGACGAAATACTTATGGTTACGATAGGTGAGCAAATTGTATGGACATCGCTTGGCTCTTCGTTTGCGTTGACCCCCGATGATTTGACGGGGTTCTTCGCTTAATATGTGAGCATGGTGGAATTGGCAGACACGCAAGATTTAGGTTCTTGTGCCTCGGCGTGAGGGTTCAAGTCCCTCATTCCGCACTAGAAAGTGATGATTCCAATTATGGTTAAAAATTAGCTGTATTTGGGAATGGATAACAGAGAGTTCGTGAGTATATACTCACGAACTCTCTGTTATCCATTCCCAAATACAGCTAATTTTTAACCATAATTGGAATCATCACTTTCTAGTGCGGAATGAGGGACTTGAACCCTCACGCCGAGGCACAAGAACCTAAATCTTGCGTGTCTGCCAATTCCACCATGCTCACATATTAAGCGAAGAACCCCGTCAAATCATCGGGGGTCAACGCAAACGAAGAGCCAAGCGATGTCCATACAATTTGCTCACCTATCGTAACCATAAGTATTTCGTCGTCATCGAAAATCAAATCATCGGCTTCCTTTAATACCGCCGCCGATGAATCAAATACAAAGGTGCTTCTTTTGCCGTTGCAATCTCTTATTGTAAGAGAAACAGGAAGACTTTCAAGCGCATCCATACCAGCACCCCCACAATCAAACTCGAAGTCATCCGTAAACTCTGTGGCGCTTTTTCTGAGCCACTGACCCTGTCGATAGAACAGGAATTGCGGGAATCCGACATTATCATATGTAATGTCGAATATTTCATAGACAATGTTATCCGGTTTATATAAGAGTCTCATTTCTTCACCTACTTTCTACAGATGGGATATATATATAATCAATCTCGTCATATATGTTTGCGTAAAAGATACCGACCCAAAAATCCCTTTGTGCATTCTTAGCGTATGCCAAATTTGCATTCCACCTTGTGATATCTTCGTATAATTTCTGCTTGCCAATATCATTATCGTTGGCATAAACATCATTGTCGAGTTGGTAAGACAAAACTTCGCGTTCCTGATTTAACGACTCTATGCTTCCTTCGACATTCACATTCTCAACGATAATGCAAATCAACATTATGCAGATACAAATTCCGAGCAAAGCTGCAATGACGCCGCTTAGAACCGTAGAAATTTCGGCATAGTTTTTGTCGCATATATAGCAAACGAGCGCTACAAGAATAAACAGTAGTATGCAACCCCAAAATATCATCACAAACCTCCAAAAAATTACTTTATACCTAAAAAGCTCAATAGGCTTTCATCGTCTGCGACCTCAAATTCGTCATCTTGCGACCCATAAAACGTACATTTGATATAATAACGCCATTCGTCATCATCAGTAGAATCCGGTGGCCCGTATAGCATACTTCCTCTGGATGAAATATAATAACACTGATATTCATACTCTCCCCAATGCTTGTTTGATGTTGGAGGCTTATTGCCGCTCCACTGCACTCCATGTTCTTCAAGCAAGACCATAAGCTCGTCTGCAAGGGATTCGCTCGGACAGTATATGACAACATCTTGAGTCATCAGTAGCGATGTATCGAACTCTGCCGCCCATAATGACATATCTTGCATTACTTTTTCACCTCTTATTTAAGAGAGTTATGTTGGTGCGGGGTAAGGGACTTGAACCCTTATGTCAAATAACTGCAGGGTTTGAGCCTGCTGCGTCTGCCATTCCGCCAACCCCGCATATGTTTATTCTTGTTTCGTCATGGCATCGCAGATTTTGCACTCATTTGATATACATTCACCATTTTCTCCAAGAGCCTCGCAATCTGGACTGCAAGGCATAGATTCATCCAGTGTACACGGATTTTCACAATCGGCACATGGTTTACCACACCAGTCTTTATGCATAGCTGCCTCCTAACTTATCACTACGGAGAGGTTCCACGGATTACCAAGCTCGTAGTACAGACCGTACTTAGACAGAATATTGCGAAACTCGCCCTCAACCTTGTCATAGTAAGAATACGGAACATATCCATTGAGCAATTCATAAAACGGCCCCTCGAAACTCATGCATAGGATGTTATCGCCAACATACTCAAAGTAGTCATTCGGTTTAACATCCTCAATAATGTAGTCAACATTAGAGTCATTATAAGCGTAATTGTTATTACCGTCATCGGTGCTCAGAGCTTTGCCGTTGAAGTAGATTCGCACATCAATCCACATCTCATGCTTGATAAGGAACTTCTTGATTTCGTATGCAAGCTCTTCAATGCGTTTATGAGTC